GCTAAAATCGGTGAAGGCCTCCAGTCCTTCTGTATCCCCGGTTCAGTTGCTGCTAACCGTAAGGTTGGTCTTGGCCACGGTAACCTTGGTAAGATGCTCCTTTCAGAAGAAACAGAGTGCTTCGCATTCCTTGCAGGTCACGAGTCATTCGCAGCTGCTGAGGGTGCTATCAAAATCGCACTTAATGCTAATAAAGTTCGTGTTAAGCCTCTTCGTGTTATCCTTAACGGTCTCGGCAAGGATGCTGCTATGATTATCTCAAGAATCAACGGCTTCACATTCGTTGAAACAGAGTTTGACCCATATGCAGAAGAAGTTAAGGTTGTAAGCGAGAAAGCATATTCAAAGGGCGCAAGAGCAGACGTTAAGTGCTACGGTGCTGACAATGTTCCTGAAGGCGTTGCAATCATGAAGCTTGAGAATGTTGGCGTTTCCATCACAGGTAACTCAACAAACCCGACACGTTTCCAGCATCCTGTTGCAGGCACATACAAAAAATGGTGTGTTGAGAACGGCGTTAAGTATTTCTCAGTTGCATCAGGCGGTGGCACAGGTCGTACACTCCATCCGGATAATATGGCTGCAGGTCCGTCAAGCTACGGTATGACAGACACAATGGGCAGAATGCATTCAGACGCACAGTTCGCAGGTTCATCATCAGTTCCTGCTCATGTTGAAATGATGGGTCTTATCGGTATGGGTAACAACCCGATGGTGGGATGCACTGTAGCGTGTGCAGTCGCTGTTGAAGAGGCTTTGAAAAACTCCTAAAACCATTGGGAGACAACACTTTATGGGCTTTCGGCTTTCAGTCGGGAGCCCTTTCTTTTCCCTAAGAAAGTAGCTAAAAATCTTCAACATTCAACAATTCTTCAACATTCATCTTCATTGTTGAACATTTTTGAAAGTACCTCTGTCCCGTCTTCTTCCATCTTGTCTGTGTAGTGGAAGTAAACTCTCAGCGTGACTTCAAGGCTCTTATGCCCGAGTCTGTGTTGAACATACATAGGAGACGCTCCGTTCTCAACAAGCATCGTAGCGTGCGTATGACGCAGACTATGGAAGTCAAACTCTTTATACCCCATATCGTGATGTATTACGCTGCTCGTATGTTGCATTGTTCTCGGAGCGATGAACTCTCCGTCTCGTCTGACACCTACGAAGTGAACCTCTTGACCCTCCTCTTGGCTTCTGGATATGCGACCCTTGTCATCCTCGTAGTATCTGAAATACTGTTCGTCGTAATAAGCTCTATCTTTTTCTTGCTGTCGCTTTTCTCTGAGCAGAAGTTCAACGAAGTCATCATCAAGTCTTATATCTCTCTTGGAGTCATACTTGGGATTTGTGAAGTACCAGAACCCACAGTTCATTTCTGCGTGACGTGGCAATCTTCTTGACGGATTGTTTCGTTCCTCTTGAGGGATATCCTTGTTCTGCTTCCATTGGACTTGTCGTCTGACGTGAAGTATCTTGAGCTCGAAGTCGATGTCTTCCCATACTACTGCGAATGCTTCACCTATTCGTAGACCGCATTTATATCCAAACATCATCGCTATATGGTCTGTTGTGCCTTCTGGAAATCTCTCGAATATCTCCACGATACGAAACTGTGGTATATAGACGTGAGGCTTTGTGCGTGCCGCTTTGCTCGCAGCGTATGTCTCAGCCATAGGAACTGGGAACCTACCGGCTACCGGAGACTCTGGAAGCATATGCTCGTCCACAGCAAACAGGAAACTCTTCTGAATCATTCCTTTGATAATCATAAGCGTGTTCTGTGCAAGACCAGTATCTGACTCAGAACACCCGCTCGCTTGTAAGACGAGCATTAGTTCTCTTATGTCATCTTTCGTTATAGAGTTGAGTTTTCTATCTCCAAGATATGGTTTTAGGTAGAGCTTCGCTTTCTTTGTGTAGTTCTCTATTGTTGTCGTTTTCAAAACACCAACGAGACTTTTTAACCACGAGTCGAGGAAGTCTGTGTATGACATCTCTGACGGGTTTACTACACGACCTCTGTTCTCGTATTGAATCTGTGCGTCTCTACCGTTCCTGAATGCTTCGTTCTTTGTGTTGAAGCCACGCTTCGCACACCATTTACGCTTTCCTGCAACTGATGCCGTCTCAAAGCGATATCCCCACATCTTTCCTGATTTTGTTTGATATTGAAATACGCTTACTTGACTATTCAATTTATTCACCAACCTTTATATGTTATGTATAATACTCACTCTTACAAATGTTCGACAGGTCGGAAAGGTCGTAGCATTCGTATTGTTTGAGGAAGTTGTCGAGAGCCTCTGCTCTCACTTTCCAGCTACCAAGTTTTAGTGCCGGTATCGAAATTAAATGTATATGAAAGAAAGGTCAAAAGCTATGAAAAAGTTTTTATGTGTTTTGTTAACACTCATTCTTATTTGCGTTCCGATGTCTATTGTCGCAAACGCAGAAGAGTTCGTTGACTCTGCGGAGTCTAACTACGAAGGTCAAACCGATTTTGACTATCACGTTTACAGTTACTACTTCGTTACTATCCCGACTCATATCGACGCCGACAGTTACGGCGAGTTATCTGTCACGATGGGATATATCGAGAACGGCTATCATATTGAAGCGTATGTCTCGAATGTTGACGAACAGGGTCTTATTACTGTATACGCTGATGACTACAATACGAGCAATGTGACAGCAAAGGTTGGTGTTATTAAAGATGTGTTAGCGGAAACTGGTTCTATTACCATTGATAGTTCCGGCTTAATCGGGATGTTCTATCCTGCGGATTATGGTCAGTACGATTCCGCTACTACGACAATCGGTTTTACAAAAGCGATGGGAGATAACATTTTACCGGGCGTTTATCACGGAACAATTTGTTTCCGTATTGAGTGTATGCCCGACTGATAAATTTTGAGAAAAAGGAATGAATATTTACAATGATTGCTATCGATAAAGCAGAAAAAGAAGCTATCTGCGCACGTTTTCCAAACATACATATCGTAAGAACGATGAAACAAAAGTCAAAAAGACATCGCTATTATTGCGAAGAGTCCAAGCCAAATAGTGCTTACCATCGACAATTCTGTCCTTGATAGGTACACAGAGCATTACTTCGAGATTCATCCCCGTGCACAGAAGAAGCCGATACAAAGACCATATCACGAGTCAATCAACACTTGGATGATTATGAAACGCCCTGCTATGAACAACCTCAAGCAGAAATGGAAGGATTTTATTCAATGGTTTATTAAAGACCAAGGTTATGAAAACCTACGCATTGAACAATGCGAAATAGTCCAGACCATATATTACCCGACTAACCGTCGGCACGATATTGATAACGGCGTACCAAAGTTCTTACTGGATGGACTTGTGAACAGTCAAATGATAGTCGATGACGACTGCAATCATATTACCAAGCTTACGATGATGTGCAAGATAGATACGGATAATCCGCGCACAGAGCTTGTTATCGATATAACACAATAAGAGTAAAAGGAGAAAATAACTATGGCAGATAAGATTAAGAAGGTTTCGATTAACGCTTTTGAAGAAGCTGTTAATTCGCAATATGAAGCCACTCAGAGCTTTGAGTGGAACGGCATCACCATCGTTGTGAAACGTAATCTGACATTGCGCGAAATGATGTCTTTTGTTGATTCGGTTGTTAAGAACTGCTTCAAGAAAGAAGACGGAACATTTATCCCTGAAATCAAGGATTTTGCAACGCGCAGTTGCATTTACGAATATTACACGAATATCACGCTCCCTGCGAATATCGAAAAGAGATACGACCTGCTCTATCACCAGATGCTTCTGGACGAGATTATGCCTCGCATCGATTCGTTGCAGTTCAACGCGCTGATTCGCGCTATCGAGGACAAGGTTGCCCACATTGCACAGTCTAAGATTGACGCGGTTATGAACGAGATGAAAGAGTTATACGCTTCTATCGACAAGTTCGGAGCACAACTCAAAACTATGTTCAGCGGCGTAGGCGACGACGAGATGAAAAACATCGTTGCCGCTCTCGGAAGTGGCGAAATCAACGAGGACAAACTTGTAAAGGCTGTTATGTCTGCGCAGAAGAAAGCATCAAAGAAAGGATAAAGTGCTATGGCTATAATCAATCTTAACTCCGTTATGGATAAGGTGCGGCAATATACTAAATCTGACGCAGGCAATAAGCGGATGATAGGGTACATCAAACATTGCCGTGAAAACGGAAAGAGTGCTACAGAAGCCGGTGCTGTTGTAGTAACGGAGCAAGATATGATTAGAGCTGCCGAAGCGCTAATAAAAATACTGCAAGAGACCGCTTCTCAAAAAGGGCTACCAGAATCCGTAATGGAGCATTTTTATTCGTTGTACTATAGCGAGCCAATTCCTTGTGGTAAGGAAGGCGGTCAATATAAAGTCGATGTACAATTCGGCGACGACCTCAGCAGGATGTCTTTGCGAATTACATCAGGCAAACGTAAAGGCGAGCGCACTGGAGAACCGATTGAAAATATCGTATCATTATTCGATACTGGTTATGATACAAGTAAACGTAACTATCTGAACTGTCGCTTTATCAACCCCGAGAAGCTTGTATTCAATGACGGTGTTGTTGGATATAAGGCGACTCTCGAAGCTGACAGCAGTATGTTCTGGCAGGATGCCATCACAAAGACATTCACGATTCAGAATGACGACCCGACAATGTCTTCCTCTATCGTTGTGAAAGTAGATACAGACCTTGACGACTATATCTATCCGAAGGTGTCGTTTACGCTCGGTAGCTACGGCGGTGATGTTATTATCACGAATCACTCCGATGATAGCACCCGCTTAACAAAGTTCGTCGGATTATCACCGTTCGCAACGGTTACGATGCGCGGCGAGCTGAACTACGTCAGCGGTCAATACTACGAAAAGTTTTATAAGAGCAACTTCATCAGGCTGCTTGACGGTGCGAACAACCTCTCAGTAATGGGAGATGTCCAAACCATTACCATTGAGTTCCAGAATAGGAGGGCTTTCTGATGATTGTATCCTATTCAACTCTGAACAGATTTGAAACGCCGAAGTTGACATTGTGCAGCCCCGGCAGTGTATATAACGACGGTCTTCTGACAAAGGTTGTTGGCATTCTCACGGATGTTTCCGATATGGAGATTGTCTTTAACTTCAACTCAACAAGTGAACTCAACTTCCGAGTGAGCAGAGTTCACAGAGATGATGCCGAAGCGAATGTGCATACATACGCACTTTACAAGGCAATTCAGAACCGTCGGCTTCTGTTCGTTGATAACATCGGCTACTTTATGATTACGAACATCGAGGACGGCTATGATGGCAGTTTGCAATACAAGGATGTTAAAGCACAGAGTATCGATGTAGAGATACAGCAGAAGATGGTTCCGTACATTCCTGACGGAACTTACAGATTCTCGACCGACGAGATTACGAACACGAAAGGTCTTATCGAGACAATCGTTGAGACGTTACCTATCTGGACAATCGCCCACGTCGATGACGCTGTGGCATCGAAGTTCAGAACATTCGAGGATGTGGACACAAGTCTGAACTGCCTCGGATTTATGCTCGACAATATGCAGGATGCGTATGAGTGTATCTTCGTGTTCGACCCTGTTCACCGCGAAATCAGCGTGTATGACCAAGCGAACTATGTTCGTCAGACTGATATTCATATCACGAAAGACGATATCATCAACTCGCTGAACATCACTGAAAACGCGGATGACCTCTATACAGCAATCAGCGTTCTCGGAGACGAGAATGTGACAATCTCGGCAATCAACCCCATCGGCTCGAATGTCGTGTATAACTTCGACTACTATCTTGACTGGATGACTCCGTCCTTAAAGGAAAAGGTTATCGCTTGGCAGGATGATGTTGAAGAAGAGAAACCTTCGTACTACAACCTTAACCTCAGATACTACACGGCTCTTGCAGAGGCATCGAACTATCAGCTCGAGCTCCAGAAACTTGAGACGCAATTATCGATGTATCAGCGTTGCCGCAACAACATTATCGCAGAGTCGAATACAAGCCTTGTCGGTAGTTACAATACTGTCATTGTGAATAATGGCGGTACTCCTATAGAGGTATACGATGAGATTGCAGACACACTTGCATCTATCGACAACCTGATGGAAGAATGCCAAAGTATGTACGACAATAACACTGAGCTTCTTTCTGCCGTAAACACGACAATCGAGTCTCTGAGATTACAGATTGATGCTGTACACGAGAGGCTTTCTCTTATGGGATACTTCTCTGCCGCTGAGATTGAAGAGCTTACAAACTACATTTTCGAGGGAAGTTACACGGATGAGTATGTGACAATCACGGATATTATGTCGTATGACGAAAAGTTTGACCAGATGAAGGTCTTGTATGACCGCGCACAGTCTCGTCTTGAAAGAGTGTCTCAGCCAACACAAGAGTTCGACATTGATGCTGAAAACTTCATATTCGTCAAGGAGTTTGAGCATTGGAGCGAACAGCTTGAAACTGGTTGTCTTATCAATGCAGAACTTGATGTCGACGATATGGCGTTGCTGTTCTTATCGAACATCACCGTGAACTACGAAGACCACTCTCTTAATATGACATTCGGAAACAGATTCAATAAGTTTGACCCGAAGTCTTTGTTTGATGATGTCCTCGGCGATATCAGTAAGTCTGCAAATACTCTGAATTACCTAAAGGAAATTCTGTATCCAATCAAACACGGCGAGTTTAATGCTATGAAAGAAGCGATACAGACATCTCGCAATCTTACTATGAGTGGAGCGCTGTCTTCTGATAAAGAAGAGGTCGTCATAGACGGCTCTGGGTATACAGGAAGAAAGATGCTCGACAACGGCACATACGACCCGCGTCAGGTTAAGATTACAGGTAAGACAATCGTGTTCACGGATGATGCGTGGGAATCCTGCAAGGTGGCAATCGGTGAGATTTTGTTTGGCGAAGGCGAGTCTATGTATGGCGTCAACGCGCAGGCAATTATCGGTGACATTATTATGGGTAATAACCTTCGCATTGTTGATAATAACGGAAACGACCTGCTGTCTGTCGTTGATGGCAAAATAGAAATGAGCGTAGGAGCTGTAGATGATAGGCTGACAACGCTTGAAGAGACTGCGAATGGAATCAATATCCGTGTTACTTCTCTTGAGGACGGCGACAGAGAGGTCGACCACGTTACGACTACAACCGGATACACGTTCAATTCTGATGGTCTGAATATTTACAAAGTCGGCGAAGAAATGCGTAACTTGCTCGACAATACTGGAATGTATGTTACGCGTTCTAACGACGAGGTTCTTACGGCAAACAACGAGGGGGTTCGCGCAATCAACCTGTCTGCTCGCCAGTATCTCATTATTGGTGCAAATAGCAGATTTGAAGACTACTCAAACGGTACGGACTCAAAGCGTACCGCTTGTTTCTATATTGGTGGATAAGGAGGTGGGACAATGGCTGATAAAAGCGGCAACTTTAGTTCAAGTTTGAACACATCTGCTGGTTCTGGATATAGCCGATACATAGATGTTGTATGGAGTTCGACGAACGACACTACAAATAATAAGTCGACAATTAGCTGGACAGCATACGCCCGTAGCAACGACGCGAGCACGGCAAGCTATGTTTATGCAAAGAACATAGTTGTTACTATTAACGGAGAACCTACAACTGTTATTGGTAGTACGGCTAAACCGTTATATAAAGATAAGTCGATAGGCAGCGGCTCTGTCACGGTGTCCCACGGTTCCGACGGCACAAAGTCAGTGAGCGTGAGTATTACTGCACAGATATATGTGTATGGCGCAACAAACAGTAGCTACTCTGGCACTATCACAATGCTTCCAAACCCTGTGTATACACTCTCTATTTCTGCCGGAACTGGAAGCAGTGTAACCGTAAACAGAACATCGTGTGGTGGTAAAGGTTCTACAGGCAACCTGTCTGCTGGTACGAAAAAGTTATGTAAGGGCGACAAGCTTAAAATAACATTCATACCAAGCACGAACTATTCTATTACAACACACACCGTAAATAGCAGTACGTTCACCTCTGGCAACACACACACAGTTGCTGGAGATGTTACGGTTGTTGCAACCGCCACGCCGCTGAAATCTACTATCGGTGCGACGGATGCTAATATTGGCAGTACATCCACGATTACGGTCACAAGGTATAACAGTTCATATACGCATACAATCACATATAAGCTCAGCAACGAAACCGGAACTATTGTAACGAAAGGCACGAGTACATCTATTGCGTGGACTGTTCCGACTGCGTTTTATGCGCAAATTCCTAACGCTAAAACAGGAACCTGTACCTTAACCATTGAGACGTTTAATGGGAGCACATCTCTCGGGACAAACACTTGTACACTCACCGTGACTGCTTCGTCGTCCGCGTGTTCTCCAACCGTTACAGGCACCGTTGTTGATACTAACGCAACAACGAAAGCATTGACTGGTGACGAAAGCACATTGATACGATATATGTCAACGGCAAAGTGTACGCTTACTGCAACTCCGAAGAACTCTGCGACTATCTCAACAACGAAAATTGGCGGTTCTGCCGTAACAGGGACGGCGTCTGGCGGAGTTGTGACTGCTACGAAGAACTATACGTCTGTGAGCGATTTGTCGTTCAAGTTTGAGACAACAGACTCCCGTGGATATTCTGGGTCTCAAACCGTCAATCCAAACGTAATTGCTTATATACAGTTGACAATCAACCCAACTGTTGAACGCCCCGTTCCTACAGGTAATACAGTAAAGTTATCGTTCAGTGGTAACTACTACCGTGGTTCGTTCGGAGTATACAGTAACACTCTCACAATCAGGTATAGATATAAGGAGACGACTACCGCTGCGTTTTCAGGAGGCTGGACTACGGTTCCGTCGACGAGTATCGTGTATGGCACGGGAACATATAGGACAAGTGCCGCGATTACTCTTGGCGACACGTTTGACTATAGAAAGTCTTATGACTTCCAGATTCAAGCATATGACGGAGATAACGGGACAGTGCTTACGACTGCCACACGGGATTTGGTTATCAAGCGCGGTATCCCAGTATTTGACTGGGGAGAAAACGACTTCAATTTCCACGTCCCGGTGAAGATTGGAGACACAACACTTACAGAGCAGCAGCTCAAGCGGCTACTTGCTCTATTATCATAACACACGCACGGTACTTCTATTGGAGTATGGTGCTTCTTTTATTATTGAAAGAATGGAGGAACACAAATGAGTATATTTGTTAATGTCGTTAATCAAAAGATGAGCATTACATCGACGTTTGACAATATCGTCTCTGGTACGCAGGGGTTTGTAAAGTTCAGATTCAATCTCAGCGAAGACTGGGATGGTCTGATGCCTTTCGCGCAGTTTGCTCAAAATGGTACGGCATATAACCAGTATCTTGATAGCGACAACTGTGTTACCTTGCCTGCGGAAATCAAAGCCGGTACTTGCACGATGATGCTCTACGGTAGCGCCGGTACAAAGCGTGCTACCACAAACTACCTTACTCTGAAAATCGACAAGGACATTCTCGTTGAGGACGCTGAAAGCACAGAAATCACGCAGTCTCTGTATGACCAGCTCGTTGCTATAGTAGAAGCTGTTACTTCCTTCAGCGGTCAGGGCGTTGTTGACTTGCAGAATGCTATCACAGAGTTACAAGCTCAGGTCAGTGCGAGAGCTACTGTCACAGCTTTAACTCAGGAAAACATTCGTGCTCGTGCAGCAGAAAACGCGAACGCAGCAGCAATCGCTACGAAGGCAGAACAAAGCGATGTCGATGAGCTCGCTGAAAAGGTCGACAACTTGGAGAACAACGAGTTTGTCGCCGGTGTAATTCACGATGCTGTCGCCGAGGAGCTTGCCACATACTTACTGAGCGGTGAACTCGCCAACCTTACTATTGAGGACGGTAGCGTATCGAGAAGTAAGGTCGACGATACATTCGAGGCTACTCTGGATAAAGCAGACTCTGCAATGCAGCCAGACGTTTACGACAGACAGGGACTCGGTCTTGATGTATACGCATATGCCAGAGCAAGAGCCGATGAAGTTCAGGATAATGTTGATACGCTTGAACAGGAAGTCATTGCGGCTCGCGGAGCATATGGCAGCACTCCTGCAAGTAACCTTAAGGCGGCAATTCAAAGAGCTGTTGGCGTGGCTAATGACTACGCACAGGCGCTTCTGTCCGAATACGAAGCGTTCACTATCGAGATTGTCGATTCACTCCCTGCCGTTGGCGCAGACCGTACTTTCTACCTTGTCCCGAAGGACTCTGGAAATGGCTACGATAAATATTGGTACATCACCAATAACGTAGGCGACAAACAGTGGGATGTGTTCGGTGCATCTTCTACCGAAGTTGTACAGACGCTTCCTGAAATCGGAGACCCTGATGTTGACTACATCCTGAACTCCACAAACGGCTGTCTGTACTACAAGTGGATTAACAACACTTGGAAAGTCGTTGCCGGTTCTCTTGCGTATGTATCTGCTACTCTGCCGAGCGTTGCTGACGGTAATGAGTTCACGGACTACTACATCGTAAGTCAGGACAGCGCTGGCTCGTACATCCACTACCGTCTTATCAACGGCGCATACCGTGTAATCGGCGGTGACTCGTACACCAAGGCACAGGTCAACGCATTCGTTTCTGCTTTACAGAACGATATAAATGCAAACCAAAGTGGTATTTCATCTAACTCCACAAACATTGCATCTCTTAGCCAGACGCTGACAAGCTTACAGCAGGCGTTTAACAACCTTGACGTCGAAGGTAAGTCTTACTATGCGACATACGGCACTGCGACTCTGGAGGCTACTGGTGAAGAAAAAGAAAATGTATTCACGCTCTTCGAGGTTGATGACGGAGAAGAGACTGTTGTAAGTCAGTTCGTTATTGCTGGTGGAGGCGGCGGTGGAGGTCAGCAGTCTTCTACGACTTTGACCGTTGAGAGAATCACACAGTCTCCGATTGTTGCAACCGTTACCGATAAGATTAACATCGCTTTCTCGTTCTCTTCCGTCGATAGCGACGGTGAGGCGGTTGACGGAACATACACTTGGAAGCTCGGTAACACTGTTATTTCCACTGGTGCGTTGACGCAGGGTGTCAACACGTTTGATATGACAGACTTTTGCTCCATCGGTACGCAGAAGTTCACGCTTATCGTCTCAGACGATGGCGGCAACTACGTCGTTAAGACTTGGACGGTTCAGATGGTCGATATCAGACTTGAGTCCGCTTTCAGCGATAAAATCACATACCCCGCTGGCGGTGCTGTCAACTTCACATATACACCATACGGTTCAGTGTCTAAGACCGTTCACTTCATCCTTGATGGTGAAGAGCTGACGCCAGTAACGTCGAGCTCGTCTGGTGCATTACAATCCTATACACTTCCGGCGCAGACGCACGGCGCACATCTGCTTGAGTGCTTTATCACTGCGACAATCAACAATATGCCCGTTGAAACAAAGCATATCTACAAGGATATCGTCTGGTACGACGAGACGGCGAGTACGCCTGTTATCGGATGTATCTACCGCAATGATTATTTCCACATCGTGGATGAGCCTATTGACGGTAATCTCGGAGATTACTATGTTCTGAACAACGGCACATACACAAGGGCTCCATACAAGACTGTCACTACACCTGTTGTCGAGGACATCGGAATATATTACGAACTTGACGGTTCGACATATGTACTGACAACAGACACGAGTATTACGGCAGGTAAGACATACTACGTCAAGGAAGTCACCGCTGGTGTTTCGTACTACAGCCATAAGATTTATGCAAACCAGTACGATACCACGACCATCCCGTACTATGTATTCAGCCCGACAACCAGCACTCCTACCGTCACACAGACAGTTGGCGAAAATGTCACGACAAAGACCTTATCTGGCTCCGCTGACACTTGGTCTTTCAAGACGGCAGAGGTTGGTGCTCACGAACTTACAATCGCTTGTGGTACTGCAAGCGTAGACATCTCGATGGATATTGCCGAGCTCGATATTGATATCGAGCCTGTTACGGCGAACCTCGAGTTTGACTTTAACCCGACTGGTTTATCGAACAGCAGTGCAAACAGACTCTGGCACGACGCAAACAACGAAAATGTCGCTATGACCGTATCCGATAACTTCGACTGGTCTAACGGTGGCTATCAGTTGGATAGCGAAGGCAATCAGTATTTCTGCATTAAGTCTGGTACAACTGCCACATTCAGCCACAACCTGTTCGGTGTTAACCCGAAGACTCTCGGTATGGAGTTCAAGCTTATCTTTAAGACAACCAATGTTAAGAACGTCGCTGCGTCGTTCCTGAACTGCGTTGACGCACAGAATAGTATCGATGTTGGATTACAGATGAATGTTCACGAAGCATATCTGCGTTCGAGCACAGACTCTCTGTATATCCCGTACAGTGAGGAAGATAAGATTGAGTTTGAGTTCAATATCAACCCGTTAGACCAAGAAAATGCAGACGCTACTGCTGTCATTATGTCCTATGAAGACGGCGTTGGTATGAGACCGATGATTTACGACGCTTCTCATAGATTGTACCATTACACTCCGACACCGATTGTTATCGGTTCTCCGTATTGTGATGTTCACGTTTACAGAATGAAAGCGTACTCTTCGTCTCTGACCGACAGTAACATCCTATCCAACTTTATTGCAGACGCAGGAAGTGCGGATGAGATGATTGCTCGTTACAATCGTAACCAGATTTATGACGAGAACAACAACCTCACTCCTGAGGCTCTTGCTGCTGCTTGCCCCGACCTTAAGATTATCAAGATTGAATGTCCTCAGTTTACGAACAACAAGTCGAACTTCGTTAAGTACACTAACGTACAGTGTATCCACAAGAATGGCGACCCCGTTCTCGACAACTGGACATTTACGAACTGCTATCATAGTGGTCAGGGTACTACATCCAACGAATACGGATATTCTGGTAGAAATATCGACATTATCTGTTGTATGGATGGCGTTAACCAGTATTCCAGTAAAATCACATTTGACCCGAACTATAAGACGACACTCGTTCTTGGTGACGGTAGTGTAATTACAACTCAGCACTTTATTGAGGCTTTGATAAAGTGTCGCAAGGGAGTGAGTTGGAAAGGGAGCGTACAAGTTTATACGTCTAATGCCATTGTACAAATCCATAATGCTCGTGAGCAGTTGCTTACTGCGAAGTTGCCTGAGCTATCAAGTGTAAGACAAATCGTGTTATTTGAACGCGGTAAGAGAAGAATCATTTGTCCTATCATTATAAGTGACAGAATGATACAGCGCGTTTTGTGCGACCATTCATTAGTCCCTATAATAAAGGACGTTTTAATCTACGACAATGGTGCAAGTATGAAAGGAAAGGGCGTAGACTTTTCCAGACAAAGACTCTTGCACCATTTATACGGAGCCATAAAAGAATACGGCTCAAACTTCTACGCATTAACATTTGATTTCAAAGGATATTTTGACAGCATACCACATAGCACCTGTCGTACCGTACTCGAAAAGTATTTCAAAGATGAAGACATAAGAGAACTAACGATGGGTATAATCAAGTCGTATCAAAAATCGACAATCAAGCAAATTAGAAACAAAGAGGAGCGCGAACGGCAACTTGCTCTATTGAAGGATGACAAGTTAAATGGCATCACTCTCGGAAGCCAAGTGTCGCAGGTTATGGCTCTTGTTGTGCCGAATAAGTTAGACCATTATATCAAAGATAAGCTTGGTGTGAAGCATTATATCAGGTATATGGACGATGGTATTATCTTGTCTAACGATAAGGAGTATTTGCACGAGCTGTACGAAAAGATGAAGGTTATATGTGACGAGCTCGGTCTGAAATTCAACGATAAGAAGACGCGTATTGTCAAGGTGTCCAGAGGATTCACATTTATGAAGGTTCGTTATAGGGTCACAGAAACCGGCAAAGTTGTTAAGACGCTTGCAAAGTCTGGAACAGTCCGTATGCGAAGAAAGATGAAGAAATTCAAACATCTCGTTGATGATGGGTCTATGACTATTGATGACGTTTACAACTCGGTACAATCTTGGTTCGCTCACTCGTATATAGCGAATGCGTACCGTTTGCTTTCGCGTGGATGCTCCTCGTGGCTGTAGCAATCGTGATGGATGATTACCTGAGATACTGGTTATTTGGAGAAGATAAACCAACATATGTCTGGAAAATTGAATAAGAGGCAAATTAGGAGTCTGTGCAAACAGGCTCCTATTTGTATATAAAAAGCACGTTTTATTTTCACAACGTGCAGAGATTAGAAGGAGGAATAATATGAAGTATAGTGCAACAAACAAACCTTTGCAGTGTATGATGACCCAGAGTACCTGCTATAAGGGAACGAGAACGATGAATGTTGTCGGCGTTCTGTGGCATAGCACGGGTGCCAACAACCCGTGGCTGAAACGCTATGTACAGCCTGACGACAATGCAGCTAACCGTGCGGCACTCATCGCAAAAATCGGCAAGAACTCCTATAACAACGACTGGAACCATATCGACAGAGAAGCTGGACTTAACTGTTGGATTGGCAAACTTGCGGACGGCACTGTTACGACTGTGCAAACGATGCCTTGGAACTATCGCCCGTGGGGATGCGGTTCTGGTAGCAAGGGTTCCTGCAACTCTGGGTGGATTCAGTTCGAGATTTGTGAAGACGGTCTCGCTGATGCAACGTATTTCAATCAGGTGTACAAAGAGGCGTGTGAAATTACCGCGTACCTCTGCCAGATGTATGGCATCGACCCTCACGGTTCTGTGAACGGTGTTCCTACAATCCTGTGCCACCACGACAGTTACAAGCTCGGTATGGGCTCTAATCACGGCGATATCGACCACTGGTTCCCGAAACACGGCAAGAGTATGGCGACCGCTCGTGACGATGTAGCGGCTCTGTTAAAGGGCGCTGGCGTTACCCCGTCTACTCCTGCGCAACCTGCCACCCCCGCAACCACATCCACGTTCAAGGCTGGCGACCTCGTTAAAATCACTGGCACCAAGTATTACTCTGGTGCTGATATTCCTGCGTGGGTCAAAGCAAAGAACTGGTATGTCAAAGAAGCGTCTGGTGCCAGAGTCGTTATCGATAAGAGCGAGGATGGCAAAAACGCTATTTGCAGTCCCGTCAATGCGAAAGACCTTGCTCTCGCAAATGCTACAACCCCTGCAACCCCCACCACTCCCGCTCCTTCCGCAAACACAAAGAAAGTCGTTGCCAAAGGTATCGACGTTTCCAAGTGGCAGGGTGAGATTGACTGGGCGAAAGTCAAAGCTGCTGGCATTGATTTTGCTATGATTCGTCTCGGCTACGGTTCTGCCGACGGAACCGAATGCGGCGTCGACAACTACTTTGAAAAGAATGTTGCCGGTGCTGTAAAAGCTGGCGTTGATATTGGATGCTACTTCTACACATACGGCACGAGTGTTGCCGCTGTGAAGAAAGAGGCGGAGTTCGTTATCGGCGTTCTGAACAAATATAAGGGTGTGTTTACATACCCCGTTGCGTTCGACCTTGAGGATAATTCTCAGGCTGGTCTCGGCAAGGAAACTCTCACGAATATGGTTATCGCGTTTGGAGATGCCATTGAGAAGGCTGGGTTCTATGCGTCTCTGTACAGCAATCTGAACTGGCTCAAGAACTACCTTGACGATTCCAAGCTCACAAGATTCGACCACTGGCTTGCTCAGTGGGCTGCTGCTCCGACTTACACTGGTGAGTTCGGTATGTGGCAGAGTTCTTCTACTGGCTCTGTCAATGGTATCAGCGGTAACGTAGATACCGACGTGGCGTATAAGGACTATCCGGCACAGATTAAGTCCAAGAAGCTCAACGGATTTACAAGCGCGACTCAGGTTCCCGTTGCTCCTGCCGCACCTGTTGTTGAACCTGCTAAACCCGCAGACACTGGTCTCAAGTTCAAGGTGAATGACATTGTCAACTTCACAGGCAAGACTCATTACACAAGTGCAAGTGCCGCGACCGGCTCCGCTGTTAAGGCAAGCAAGGCAAAGATTACGGCTGTATACGCAACCGGCAAGCATCCTTATCACTGCCGTGCAGTGAACGATAGCGGTGCTTTCGTCGGTGGTGTGTATGGCTGGGTTGATGCGGCTGATGTTTCCGCTATCGAGGCGGCTAATCCCGTAACTCCTGCGCCGACTCCCACAACTCCTGCAAAGCCTGCGACTACCACCATTAAGGTTGGTGATATCGTGAAGATTACGGGTACCAAATACTACTCTGGCGCGAAGATTCCTGACTGGGTTAAAGCCAAGAATTGGATTGTCAAGGAAGTGTCTGGAGCTCGTGTTGTCATCGACAAGTCTCAGGATGGCAAGAACGCTATCTGTAGCCCCGTGAACGCGGCTGACCTTGCTGTCGTTACTGGGTCTGCGGCTCCTGCAACTCCTGTCGTTAACACCACTATCGAAGCTGGTGATACAGTCAAGATTGTCGGCACTAAGTATTACTCTGGTGCCAAAATCCCTGATTGGGTCAAGGCTAAGAACTGGATTGTGCTCGAGGCTAAAGGCGACCGTGTTGTCGTTGATAAGAGCGCAGACGGCAAGAACGCGATTTGCAGTCCTATCAAGCGTAGCGACCTGCAACTCGTGAAAAAAAATAAGTTAACACAAACGGCAAAGCCCGCCACTAATCTGGCGGGCGCATCTATTTAAGGAGGATTATTATGGTTATCAACGAATTTATCACCACTTACGGCGCGACTATCCTGTACTCCATCCTCACTGCTATCGCTGGCTACATCGGTATCGCAATCAAGAACCTCTACACCAAGTATGTCAACGACAAGACCAAGAAGGATGTTGTCCACACCTGCGTGCAGGCTGTAAATCAGATTTACAAAGACCTCCACGGCGAAGAGAAGCTCGCTAAGTGCATTGACTCCGTGTCTGCTATGCTCTGCGAGAAGGGTATCACTATCACTGAAATCGAAATTCGTATGCTCATCGAGGCTGCTGTTAATGAGTTTAATAACA